GTAAACAGAAGTGCTAAGTCGATGCGTTGCTTTTCACCCTCGGAGAAACTGTCATAAGAAAACGCATCACGATGACGTGACCGTATGGTTTCTTTGAAAGATTCGTCTAAGTCAAAGTGAACGTAGAAATCAAGCACCTGAAGATACTGGTTAGTCAACTGATTGATGACCGGCAGGTATTGCTTGATGATCTTGGTTTTAATACCAGTATCTTTTAACAATTCGGTTATGACGTTGTTGTATTCTCGCTGCTCGGCGAGTTCAAGCTTGGAATCAACTAAAGCCTGTCTCCTACTTTCTTCACCTGAGAGAGTATCTCGTGCTTCTTGCAGGCTATGTACACCTGTTTCGAGTTCGGATAACTCACCCTGTAAAGAAGTAATTCGTCTTTGAGTCCATGTGATTTTTTCTTTGATGGTGTTGATTTTATTCCGCTCTTCAATTTCCAAATCAATTGAGGACTGAATATCTTGTTTATCATTAGTCAACTTTCCTATTTGATGTTCACACTGCTGTCTTGCTTCTTCGAGTTCGTCCCACTTGTCTTTGGCGTTCTGTACCTTATCCAATCGGAAGGAGGACTCGATGGCTTGCTCACAGGTGGGGCAGTCTTCGTTGTCTTCATAGAATTTAATCTCTTTGTTAGATGCTTTCTGCTTAGAGTTAAACTGAAAGACATACTTACCCATCTCATTGATCTTAGTATCCAATGCAGACTGGCGGGTTTGAAGATCCGATAAAACAGTATCTTCCCAATTTGTTACTAACACATTTAGAAGAGCCAACTCCGCTTCTTCTTCACTAATCAAATGCATTTTATCTTGTTTAGCGGACTGAGAGATTTTCTCTAATTCTCCTAGATGTTTCTTTTGTGATTCTATTCTAGTCTGTACCAGCTGGACCTCATGGCTATTAGAAGATATAGATTCTTTCAACATAGAGGTTTTCTCTTTAAGAATCTGATTCATTTTAGAGAACACATTAATGTCCAGAAGATCTTCGATAACTTCACGCCGGTGCTGTGCGGGTAGCTGCATAAAAGGAATAAAGCTGCTGCTACCCAACACAACGATCTGGTGAAAAGTTTTGTGGTTCAACTTAAGAATATTCTGCTCAAGGATCTTCTGATATTCTTTCGCATGTGAGTCCTGATTAATCACAACACCATCACGATGAATTTCAAAGACCACAGGCTTTTGCCCGCGGACAATCTTATAACGCGCACCGGAGACCGAGAACTCAACTTCAACAACGGATGCTTTGTTGTTGATACTATTAACCAATTGTGTCTTGGTTATATTACGATGCGCTTTTCCAAAAAGCCCAAAGGATAGCGCATCCAGCATAGTAGATTTACCCGAGCCATTATGCCCTACTACTAAAGAGGTTGCTGTCTTCTCAAGATCAAGTTCAGTGAACTGGTCTCCGGTGCTTAAAAAGTTTTTGTATTTAAGAGTGTGAAATATAATCATATTTTAGATCTGAACTTCGCCATTGTTCCTACGACTTCTATTATATCATAAAAAGCCTCGATTGTAAAGTATCTTTCACGATCAGGATAATCATGTACAAACAACTCGTGCCCTTCATTCAGATAGGGGCGTACAATAGGTGCCACCCACTGTCTGCCTCTACCATCAATCAGCACCTTATCAAAAGTATCTGTCTGTGTCTCTGGCCAATGTACGTAGGATTCCACACATTGATGTGGAGTAGGATAACCGTACTTACGTGCTGGATTAGTACTCCAGTCCGCTGGTGGTATGCGAGGAGCGTCTAACTCTACCAATACGTGTTCTACGTTGGTATATTCCGCGCACATATCTTTTACTTTGTTATACCAGTCAGGATGGTGATCTACAGTGATCATCTTATCTACTAGCGGTGCTAGATTAGGAGTAGAATGCCCACTACCATATTCTAATAACACATCCGTATCTTTAAAGTTAGCCGTGAGAAATGCAAACTCTTCTTCGGTCTGCTCGGGCTGAGGGAATCGATTATCATACCAAGTCATACAATTTCCAATGTCTGTGCTTCAATCATGAGTTCACGAACCTGCATCTTGATTCGATCTTTATCTAGATCTGTATCTACGGCTTCGATATAAGTATACAACAATTCATCTGTAGAGTCAAGATTTATATTTTCGTCATCTACCTGTGCACCCGCAAAGTCCTGAAAGTTCTCGGCGATCTGTAATCCATGAATCTTACGCATGTTGATACGATCAATGAACTTCTCAAACTCCTGTGGCTTGGTCTTGTTGATCACAATGACCTTCACAAACTTCTCATCAAGATTTGATACATTGCGAAGTGCCTGTTGCTGTTTGGTATCATCGTACAAAATCTTTTCGAAAATTGTAACAGGATTCTCAACAGGTGTCAACTCTCGNGTAGATGTATCAAGAACATGNAAGTATTTACGATCATCAACATCTGACCACATAAACTCCATCTGACTGCCTAGATAATGGATGTTGCCTTGATTACTCTTGGTGTGAAAGTGCCCTGACAATACCATATCAAATCGTCTAAATGCATCAGCAGACATACCACCGCTACAGGGCACTCCCTTCTGCATCTCAAATCCATCTAGTTCTAAGTGAGCACCTACCACATCAGCCTTACAAGTGTTGAGAAAGTAGCGCGTCTTTTCTTCGTTCTCAGGATTAATCCATGGTATATGTGCGTACTTCATACCATCATAGTCAACCACTGTCGGCTTCTCAATGATTCTAACCTCTGACATATAATGCCCTAGCAATTCTTTGAGAGCGTTTAAGTTATTGGTGTTTTTATAATAAACATCGTGATTACCTGGAATAATATCCATGTGTATGCCACGAATACGCAACTCATCAAGAAATATTCGGCGATTGTGCGACAGTGCTTTAAAATTAATTGAAGTACGGTTTTCATAGTAATCACCTAGATGTATGATCTTCTTAATACCATGTTCTTCTAGGTACGGAAAGAAAACATCACGATAGAATTTCTCTTGATAGTCCATGAAAATTTCAGAACTGTTTCTTACACCGCAGTGCGTATCATTTAAGATTGCGATTTGCATATTATTAATCCGTTAAGAATTCAGAAAGATCAGAGTCAGCATGACGGGTTCTTTTCTTTTTAACTTTCTTACTGTAGTCTTTAATATCTTTGTCCTTATCCTTTACAAAATCAATACGCTCTCTGAGTTCGTCAACGAATGCTTGGGTCTGTCTAGACGCCTGATTATTATCGATCTCTTCCGCAACTACTAATTCTAAACCACTCTCAGAGAGATATTTCATTTTAATGTCTTGTTGCTTCTTCTCCTTCTCAATGCGTCTCAGGAAGGCGTACCATGCGATCTGAGTGAAGTATGCGAATGCATTGGGTTTACCTGTACGTGTGGCTTTATCAATGTTGTAGTTCTCAATAGCCTTTAGACAATTCTCTACAGCATCCATCACCATCTCTTCACGATAAGTGTAACGAACAAAGTTGGCTTTGTGTGACAAACCTTCAGAGATTTTCAGAAAACACTTTGCAATGTAGTCTGTAATCATAGGTTTAGGGGAATTGGTTTCTTTGGCCTCTCTAGCTATAGTAACGTAGTCTACCACGGCTTGAGAGAAATTAGCATTGTTAACGTAGTGTGGTTTTTCTTTAGGTTTCATGATATATTTCTCACTTGTGAACATTCATTATACAACAAAAATAATTATTATGCAAGGCTTGACAGATTTTAAAATCTGTGTTATACTAGAGCTTAACTCGCCAGAAGAACAGAATATACTAACTTAGTGAATGGTGTCGTTGATAGGAAACTTAATAATATTAGATGTTTCTTTCTTAATTGTATTATCTGGATTAGATTTGTTTTCAAGTATTTCTTGAAGGGCATCTGCTATTTGTTTTAACCCATTAATCTTCTCTTGCTTATAAGCATTAATTCTTTCTTCTGACACAATAATAGAATCTCTGACAGCAAGATTATATTGATCAATAAGATACTCAGTAGGTCGATTCATAGTCATGATATGATCACAATTCATAACTATATAGTCTTCTTGTTTATCAAGAAAATGAATCCATGGTCGAAATGCATATGATCTATCACCATCTTCAAATTCATAATTAATTATAGTCATAGCATTTCTTATAATCATTTGATTCGAATCATCTTCTGGCCATTCTACAACTTCACATACTATTTCACTGCCATTAGTTAATTTAATTTGTGCTAAATCAATTTTAATCATAAAGAAACCTCCGACACTTTGTGTTTAAATTGTTCCCTATTATATATCTTAACTCTTTCCGCACTATGAAGTAAGGTAAAATTTGGTTTACCTGATCTTAAGTCATCTGCAATGTCATAGAGTTTTGTCGTTCTGCCATCATCTGACAATCGTAGACCTCTACCAATGGACTGTAACACCCTGATTTGCGATTTGC